TAACAGGAACAATTCCTAAAGCAGAAATGGACCGTGTGTCTATTCTAGTATCACTTGGACCTGTTATCGGCAAACTAGCCGCAAGTGATTTGCAAGAGAAGGGTGTTCTAGCACAATGTCACGTGAATATTGTACAGTTAAAAGATACTCCTGAGTTTACAAACTATCAAAGTGAGTTGAAGTTTCTTACTGAGGATCCTAAGCGATTAGATACCATTGCTAACTTGATTAGAAAAATTAGCGAAGGCGGCAATACACTTATTCTTGTTGACCGCATTGGTGCAGGTAAAGAACTACAAATCAGACTATCAGAAATCTTTAGTTTAGTTAAAGATGCACCCGAAGTTGCATTTGTGTCGGGTAATACTAAACTAACAGAACGTAAGGAAGAATACGATGAGATTAAAACAGCGAGTAATAAAATTATTATCGCCACTTACGGCGTCGCCGCAGTGGGGATTAATATTCCTCGGATCTTTAATTTGGTTCTTATTGAGCCAGGCAAATCTTTTGTAAGAGTTATTCAAAGTATTGGTCGAGGTATTCGCAAGGCTGAGGATAAAAACTCCGTTGAAATTTGGGATATTACCAGTACATGTAAGTTTGCAAAGCGTCATTTAACACAACGCAAGGCTTTTTACAAAGAAGCCAACTACCCGTTCAGTTTGGAGAAATTGGATTATTAATATGTTGACAAAACAAAAGAAAGATGATAGAATAACAAAATGCGTATATTAACCCTTGATGATGAATATTATAACTTAGAGACATTGCCAGAAGAAATTGATGATCTGCGATTTGCGATTCTTGATAACTCTAATCCACAGAATGTAGATTATTATTATATCCCGCTAATCTTTTTGGAATCGTTCAACAGCCCTGCTCTAGTATTAAAGATTGCTGACAAGATAATCAAAATGCCAGTTGATTGGCAGATATTGATCGGTGAACAAGAACATGGTGACTTAGAAACATTACCGCTGTCTAGTCTTAATGACAGAGGATTCAACGTGTTTCAATTCAATCCATTAAGTTCATTCTCACCGACATTTCTGCCAATTGAAATTGTAGATATCTATCCAGACGTAACTTGGTATGCACCTCGTCTTAGAAACGGACAATTCTTGTGTGTTCCTATTGACGATGGTCCAAATCCTCGTTGTGTTTATTTTGTCAAAGAAGTAAGTCGTAACTGCGAAATCGTAGATTATAGTCAAGCATTTTGAAAGAAGAAAAATGAAGTGGTTTGATAAATGGTTTTTTAATAAGTGCCGTCAGGCATGGGATGATGCAAAAAATCCAGTTGATGAAGATGTTCCTATGTATCCAATGCAATCACGTAAGGGCAGGGCAATTACTTCGTCACCGCGGTCACTAGAATCAAATGGTGTCAATTTTAGATTGTATACTGCTAGTGGTGGTCATGTAGTAGAGTTGAATCATTATGATTCGCAAACTGATCGACAGACTACGGGATTGCATATTATTCCTGCTAGTGAAGATTTAGGCCAGTCACTAGCACATATCATTACTATAGAGGCACTAAAGCGATAATGCAAGTAGCACACCAAACATTACAGGTTGAGGGTAATCGCTATTGGTTCAATCAGTCAAAGCGTTACCCAGAAGATATTATTTCTGTGAAACGCTATGTTAATATCAATGATATTAACTTGACAGAAGATCAGATACCTGATACAATTAAACTTGTACAACGTGACTGTCTTAACAATTGGTATAACGATGATAATGATGCATCAATTTACGTAGTTAAGCATGAAGACAAGTATGGCGTTTTTGCAAATCATCAGGCAATTTAAATGGCAAAAGAAAAAGTAGCAGTAGACGAAAAGTTAGAACAACAAGACTTTGACTTGTTCGAAGCCATAACGGCTATCGACAAAAAAGACTATGGCTACTACGATAGACTAACTCCCGAACAACAAAAGAAGTTTGTTCCTTTTATGATGTTGCATTGGATCAGCGCAATCAAAGGCAACGAAGGTCTATCACGTTATTATGTTATGAGTACAAACGAGTATGCTAACAAATACTTGTTCAATGAAAATGTAATGAAGCATCCTAAACTACAGTGGCTTATGCTGTGTTCAGCAAGCCCTGGCTTAGGCAAACAATTTCATCAATGGATCCCACATATCAAAGAACGTGTGAGTAAGTTGCGTGAACCTGCTAAGACAAAAGATATTAAAGAATACTTTAAAAAGATATATCCCAAAACTAGTGATACAGATTTGTCTGACTTTGCAGAAGCATTCGTAGACAATCACAAGAAAAAAATGTATCTGGCTAACAGATTCCCTAATTTAAAATATGATGAGATTGAGTTATTAAGTGACATTGTTACAGACGAAGATATTAAACAATATGAAAAAGACTTCGGCAACTAAGTCAGAGTTTAATTGTGAATTTTGTGGGCGTGATTTCCTGCGTGAATCAACTATGGCTAAACATCTATGTGAAAATAAACGTAGATGGCAAGACAAAGACTTACCTGGCAATCGTATTGGGTTTCAATGCTGGTTGCAGTTCTATGTAAAGAACACTGCAACTAAGAAACAACGTACATATTTGGACTTTGTTAAGAGTTCATATTATCTAGTGTTTGTTAAGTTTGGTCACTATTGTGTAAACGTAAACGTGTTGAATGTTACACGTTATGCTGATTGGTTACTTAAGAACCAAATCAAAATTGATAACTGGGCAAGCGATACTAACTATACAAAGTTCTTAATTGATTATCTTAAACTAGAAGACCCATTAGACGCAATTGCACGTAGTATTGAAACTACGATTGCACTTGCTAAGTTAGATGGCATTCAAAGTAAAGATAGTTTGCGTTATGGCAACAAGAACAAACTATGTTATGCTATTACGTCCGGCAAGATTAGTCCATGGATGCTATATCAAAGCGACAGTGGCATTCAGTTCATTGAAAGCCTTGACGTAACACAACAAAAGATGATCTTAGACTATATCAATCCTGAACAATGGGCTATCAAGTTTAAGCGTAGTAGCAATATCATTGGTCAAGTGAAAGAGTTATTGAATGCGGCAGGATACTAGAATACGTATACCGTGGATAGTAAATGGTAACACAACTAAATGGAATGAAACCTGTGCATGGGCAATAGAACAGTTTGGATTACCCGGAAATAGATTCACTTCTCATCCTACAGAAGACTATATGGATTTTCATTTTAAAGATGAAAAAGACGCTATCCTATTTGAGTTAAGATGGGGATAATATGTTAATGCATCATTACGAAGGCGGAGACTGGAACAATACCAAACCTGGTTGGTATGAAGGTACTGCATATGTTTCTCACCCTTCAGAATTGCATGACAAGTATGAAGAAATAATTGCCTGGTTGTATGAGCGCATAGATAAATGTGAAAGACATACTAGATGGTATGCAAGAAGTAATTTTATAAAAGTCAAGTTTAGGTACGAAAGGGATTATGAATGGTTTATGCTGACATGGGCTTAAGCACAATTAAATACGATGACCCCATTGAAGTTGTCCCTGTTAACTTTAGGACACTAAAGAAGACTGTTCCATTGAATGGTGGATGGGAAGACCGAACCTTTTATGAAGTACGACCTAAAATTAATGTAACACTTGATTGGTTAACAAAACATTATGGTGTGTTTAAATACCAAGAAACATGGTGGTACACTAATAATAGCATTGTAATGAGAGATAATATCTATACGCATTGGAAGTTGTGTGAGTGATTATAAATTAAAGTTTACTAAGTTGGACAAAAGATATCAGGGCTATGGTGTCTTTTCTCACTATATTCAAATACAAGCCTCTAAAGGCTTTGTCGTACCTTCGGCTAGTGTAACTAGTTTGTTTAATAAGTTTCGTACACTATGTGTTGAAACATGGGGAATGTCCACAGAACGAGATACTTACATTTATCTACATCACAATAAAAACTATTTGTCTTTGGCTCAACTAGAAGATATGTATGAACTTAATGAATACTGGGCATGGCATACTGAGCGTGAGGAACGTAGAATATACTTAACAGAAAAAGGTAAAACATGGGCGGAACTAGTGTGGACATAAAAGAACCTATCTATTGCAGCCTTGCGCAAGGTTCAGTAGCAATCAACTCATATGGTGAGTATATTCCATGCTGTAACATTCGCATGGAACATTTTACTATGTACCAGTCACCTTTTATCAAGCATCTTATACCCACTGAGCCGAGTGAACGTATTAATATGGCAAATCTTAAAAAGATTCGCAATGATCTATCTAAAGGAATTTGGCCATTAGCATGTCAGAATTGTAAAAGTTCAGAAGACAATGGTGTTGCATCAATGCGTACAATTTGGAATGAGGCTATTCCAGATGCACCCATGACTGATACTATTAATCCAATTGATGTAAAATATCTTGATTTGACATTTGGCACAAAGTGCAATAGCAAGTGCATGACCTGCAATGCAGATTTAAGCGATTTTTGGGAAGAAGAATACAATATACATTATCCTAACTCAATATATACAAATGTTAATAATAGAGTATCAATTACTACTGAAACTGCACAAAAATTAATTGATACTTTTCCCAATGTCGAACGAATTAGTTTAATTGGTGGTGAACCTACAATCTCTGATGAACATTTTGAATTTCTCAAAATGTTAATTGAAAAAGGTAGAAGTAAAAATATTGGATTAAGTTATGTCACTAACTTAACTGGTGTTACTGATGAACTACTAGAACTATGGGATAAATTTAAAACAGTTCACTTGTCAGTAAGTATTGATGGCTTTGATAAAGTTAACGAGTACATTAGATATCCATTTAAATGGTCAAAGACCGAAAACAATTTAAAAACTATTTTAAGTTTATGTCAAGAACATGTACTAACCCACAAGTATACAATGGGATTAAGTTGTACACATAGTATATACAATGCTATTCAAGCACATGATTTGATAGAATATTTCTATGATATATTAAAATCTTATCAGTGTGAAGATGGTAATACATTGCTTAAACATTGCGGAGCATTTATTAATAGAGTAAGTCATCCTAAAGATGCAATGGTATCTAACTTATCAAACACATATCGAAATAAAGGTATTAAACGTGGTAGTAAACTATTAGAAAAAGTTCAACATGATATCGACAATGGATTATTAGTTGAAAAGGGTATTGTAGAATCGATCAAGTTAATCAATGCTTGGTTAGCAGAACCTTGGTCTATGGATAAAACAAATATTCAAACTATACTTAAGTTCATTAACACTTCTGATACATTTAGAAATAGAAACATCAATGACTATATTCCCGAACTTATGACTGAATTAGAATACATGAAACAGGTATTAAAAATTGACTGACAGTAATGTACTAATTGATGGTTTAGGATATGTTACTGTTAGAGAACTAATACCTGAACATTTAATTGATAGTATCAATTTAAAACTTGATACATTGTATCCTATACGTGCATCTAGTAGCAATAAGCAATATGCTGAAGGTAAAAACATTTCAAAACTACCTGACGTAAGTGTTTGGTGGAGTCAGTTAACTATGGACTGGCCAGAAGTTATTGAGATTAATAACATCATTCAACCATTAGTGGCAGATTTCTTAGATAATATTGAATGGTATGCAAGCGATATCGTAACGATTGCTCCCGAAAGCACATGGATTAATCCTCACGTAGATACCCCACATCGTTTCAGTAAGTACAACTATGATCAACGATTGTTAGGTGTGCAATGCATTGTTGCATTACAAGACACCGATCACAAAACAGGATCAACTGGTATTGTTGCATGTAGCCAAACACATGATTGGGATATCAATAAATGCTATAATGGAACTTATGACAGTTATTTCAAAGTGCATTGTATGCAACCCATTATGCCCAAAGGTAGTTTGTTGATGTATAACTGTAGACTGTTGCACTCTAGTATGCCAAATTATTCGCCCAAAGCACGACCTGCACTATTGCTTAATTACCTAAACGGTGCTATAATAGAAGATATAAAGAAGATAGACAATATATGGAAGAGTAATAATGGCGAATGATATTATGATTGACATTGAAAGTTTAGATACACGACCTGATTGTGTTATCTTAACTATTGGTGCAGTTCGTTTTGATCCTAAGGGTACTGGAGTAGTTGAACGTTTAGAACTACGTCCCACTATTGAGGATCAAACAGAAATTTACAATAGAAGTATTAATGAAGACACATTACGTTGGTGGTCTACTCAAAGTCCAGAAGCCCTTGAAGAAGCAATGGGTGAGCATGGTCGTGTCCCGTTTGCAGAATGTATGGAAACACTTTATAAGTTTTGTTGGAATCGGCGCGCTGTTTGGAGTAATGGTGCACCTTTTGATTTGGTAGTAATGGAGAATGCGTGGCGTCAAGTCACTGATCCTTTAGTTAGACCTAATCCTATTCCTTGGACTTTCTGGTCTATGCGTGATACACGAACATTGTGGGACATAACAGGTGTCAGTCTTAAAGATGGTGGACATACTACAAGTCATAAAGCAGTAGAAGATGCCGAAAGACAAGCAATTGTTGTACAAAAAGCATACATGAAACTAATCAAAGCAGAACTAGTACCTCCCCCACGATGAACCCAAATGATTTATTTGAAGGACTAGATTTATCAGAAACTAAATCTTGTTCAATGTGTAATAAGATATTATCAGTTCATAACTTTGCCAAAGAAGGTAGTAAAGGTTATTTACGTTATGAATGTAGAGATTGTGCTAAAAAACACGGAAAGCTTGTAGCAAAGATTAAGAAATCTGCACCATCTGTAACAGCAGATCATAAATGCCCAGTGTGTCAACGTACAGCAAATCAATTGACTACATATGGTAAGAATAAGAAATCAGTATGGGTAGCAGATCACAATCACGAAACTGAAAAATTTCGCGGGTGGTTATGTCATAAATGCAATTTGGGTTTAGGAAATTTAGGTGATAGCGCAGAACGGTGTAAAAGAGCCGCGGAGTATTTAAATGAGAATTGATTCAGACATTGACATTGATTTTGGTGATAGAGAAAAAGTTCTAGCACTGATTAAGCATGTGCCTGCTGCCATGCTCAATGTCAAGCCAATTCGTAAGCATCCAACTGGTGTTTATATTACTGATATCCCATATGATCCTGTCAATGCCATGTCAGCACTTCATTATGAAGAGGCTGAAAAGCGTGGGTATTTCAAACTTGACTTGTTGAATGTGCATGTGTATAATCAAGTGCGTGATGAAAATCATTTACTATCATTAATGCGTGAACCCAATTGGGCTAAATTAAAAGATAGAGCATTCGTTGAGAAACTAATTCATTTAGGAAATCAGTTCGACTTCATTCAGCGTATGCCTGAATCACTTGATTCGATTCCTAGATTAGCAATGTTTCTTGCTGTCATTCGACCTGCAAAGCGTCATCTGATTGGCAAGATTTGGAAAGAAGTAAACGATACAGTGTGGGATAAAGATCACACTGGATACAGTTTTAAAAAGAGTCACGCCGTTGCATATGCGCACCTCGTGGTTGTACACATGAATTTACTGGAAGAACAAAATGGAACTTAAACTACTTGAAGAAAATAACACACAATTATTAGAAATCTCTGAAGATTGGGACTTTCGTTTAGACGGAGATCCTAGCGAATTAATCAAAGAGATGGCTAAAGTTATGTTCACTCAGGGTGGAATCGGATTGGCTGCACCACAGTGCGGAGTAAAGAAGCGTATCTTTATCATGGGCAATCCTGAAGAACTTATTGCTTGTATCAACCCTAAGGTTATTGCACTGTCAGAAGAACGTGTAACTAGTCAAGAGGGTTGTTTAAGTTTCCCTAATCTATGGCTTAATGTTAAGCGTCCAGCAACAGTAAAAGTATCATATCAGAATGTCTTAGGGGAAGAAACAGAAGCAGAATTAGATGGATTACATGCACGTGTATTCTTGCATGAGTTTGATCATTTAATGGGAGTCACGTTTGACCAACGTGCTAGTATTTTAGGTCTTGCTATGGCTAAGGATCGTAGAAAGAAGAAACAAAAGAAGTTTAAATCACCCGCTTAACGAGTGTAATGCTTCTACGTTTGGACCTCTTTTTAGTAAAATCTGTCATACTAACTACGGGGCCATGAATGATTTCTAGACTTTTATTATTGAATGTTCTTAAGAAGGGTCTAAACGGCGACCAATCATCCTTAAGGAATAAATTGATAGGAATCGTTCTATTAGATTCCCACCACCAAATGTCGCCTAATTCTAAGAACTTGGCCCTCAAATCAATAGAAGCAATGGATCCATAGTCATACATAGTAGTAACTAGGTCATCACGATTCTGAATAATTCCTACATAGTCTTGGCTTGCATAGGAACATATTGAAATGAACGGGTGGTTCTCGCTTAGTTTAGTGAAAAATTCATGTGCATTCATAAGTATAACTCTATTTAATCTGGTAATTCCAAAGTTAATATTTTAATATTTTCTAGACTAAATAAGAGAAGGAGACAATTTTTGTGTATTCAACATCAGTTTTTTATTACATTCAACGCCAAATAGTTGTACTCCTATCAGGATTTTCTCCGAGGAAATATATGCCACAATATGCTAAACCACTAACGCTACACAGAGGTGTAGACAATCAGATTCAGTTTCAATTCTTAAACCAAGAACAGAAACCTGTTGACATTACTGGTAAGACTATTACTTGTAGGATTCTTAATGCCGATGGTACAGTAGTACTTATTAACAAGGCTCTAACACCTCAATTGCCTTTAACAGGTATTTGTGCATTGCAACTTAATGCCGCAGAGATTGAAGATATTCCTGCTCAGAAAGCATATTACTCATTAGAGATTCCAGTAGGATCATTTGACTATCCTGTCTTTGTGGATCAGAACGCAGGCGCACGTGGTGACATGAACATTGTTGATTCGGTCCTCCCTTCCTTTGTTCCTTCTGCGAATATTACTATTCCAACTGGTCAACCTTTCCCTAACTTAGATCAAAACAATAGTGTTGCTAATGCTTTACCAAATGCTAACACATACTACAGTAGTGTAATCAACACACAAGATAATCCTATCTTAACTATTCAAACATCATATGTTGAATTTAACGGTGATGTAATTGTATCAGGTTCAACTCAACCCGATACCGAATGGTACCCCATTACAACTGATACATATGCTAACGCTACTGATACGTTTGGATATACTATCGTAGGATTTCACCCGTTCGTTCGAATGGAGTTCGTAAGCAATGCCGGTGCAGTAACAAACATTTTGGCTAGATAATATAACCTTATTGCTTGATTTTCTCGCAGGTTATGCTATAATAGTATTATGTTTGATATCCTAACGGTAGTCCCAGGTAAGAAAAAACTAACACAAAGTGGATGGCATAGTTTTAATGCTGTGTGCTGTCATAACCGTGGACACAAAGCCGACAAACGTATGCGAGGCGGAATCATTTATGATGGGGATATCAACTGGTCATATCATTGCTTTAACTGTAACTTTAAATGCGGATTCACTATTGGCAAGCCACTAAGTGGAAATACTAAACAACTATTAAGATGGTGTGGGGTAGACGATACCGAAATCTCTAAATGGAATCTAGCAAGTTTACAGCAAAAAGATTTGCTTGAGATTATTGCAGTTAAAAAGAAAAAAACTAAAATTACATTTAAAGAGTTATCTTTACCCGATGATGCAGAATTAATTGATGATAGTAATAGTGAACATCAAACGTTTATCAACTATTTGAATAACAGGGGTGTCAAACATACTGATTACCCCTTCATGATTACTCCTTCAGAAACCGGCAGAAACAGTAATAGAATTATTATACCCTACACATATCAAAATAAGATTGTAGGTCATATCAGTCGTTATCTTGATAATCGTATTCCTAAATATATCAAAGATCAGCAACAAGGATTTGTATTTGGCTTTGACTTGCAAAAGCCAGAGTATGAAGTATGTCTAGTGTTTGAAGGTATATTTGATGCTATCGCACTTAATGGATGTGCGGTAACGCATGAAACTATTAGCGATGAACAAGCAGATTTATTGCGAACACTTAATAGAAAAATCATTGTTGTTCCTGATATGGATAAGACGGGATTAGGAATTATTGATAGAGCATTAGAGTTAGGGTTTGAAGTAAGTCTTCCAAATTGGGAAGATGAAATTAAGGATGCCAATGATGCTGTAGTAAAATATGGTAGACTGCCTACATTACTAAGTATATTACAGAACGCAACAAACAACAAGATTAAGATTCAGATGCAACGGAGGAAAATTGATAAAAGATTATAATACAGAGGTGCAAGCATTGTTCTTGCGCATGATGGTTACTAACGCAGAGTTATATACACGGGTCATGAATATCATGAATTCGGAGAACTTTGATCGTAAGTTGCGTCCCGTAGCAGAATTCATTGTAGAGCATTCCACTAAGTATAACATTCTACCCGACCCGGTACAAATCAAAGCAACAACCGGTCAAGACATTGATGTTGTTCCTGATTTATCTGAGGGTCATAATGATTGGTTCTTAGAAGAGTTTGAATCGTTCACTAAGAGACAAGAACTTGAACGTGCAATTATGAAGGCTGCCGACTTACTTGAAAAGGGTGAGTTTGATCCTGTTGAAAAATTAATCAAAGACGCAGTACAGATTTCATTGCAACGTGACATGGGTACAGATTACTTTGCTGATCCGAAAGCACGTATCAATAAGTACTTCAATGCAGGTGGACAGGTGTCTACTGGCTGGCCTCAAATGGACAAACTGTTATATGGTGGATTCAGTCGAGGTGAGTTGAATATCTTTGCAGGTGGCTCAGGTTCAGGTAAGTCACTTGTTATGATGAACATTGCATTGAATTGGTTGCAATCTGGATTAAGTGGTGTTTATATTTCACTAGAACTTTCAGAAGAATTGACTTCATTACGCACTGATGCGATGTTAACTAGTATGAGTACTAGAGAAATTCGTAAGGATATTGACACAACTGAATTACGAGTTAAAATGGTTGCAAAGAAGGCTGGTCAATATCGTGTTAAGGGTATGCCAGCACAATCTAACGTTAACGACATTAGAGCATATATCAAAGAAGTTCAGATTCAAACAGGTATCAAGATTGACTTTGTAATGGTCGATTATCTTGATTTGGTTATGCCGGTATCTGTTAAAGTCAATCCCAACGATCAGTTCATTAAAGACAAATACGTATCAGAAGAATTGCGTAACTTAGCGAAAGAATTAGGTATTCTTATGGTTACTGCGTCACAGTTGAATCGTAGTGCTGTAGAAGAAATCGAATTCGATCATAGTCACATTGCAGGTGGTATCAGTAAGATTAATACTGCGGATAACGTGTTTGGTATCTTTACAAGTCGTAGTATGCGTGAACGTGGCCAATATCAAATTCAATGTATGAAATCACGTAGTTCAACGGGTGTAGGTCAAAAGATTGACTTAGATTATAACATTGATACCATGCGAATTACTGATTCTGACCCAGAAGGGCATGGTCAAAAGACTCAATCTCAGCCTAGCGCAACTGATATTATGGCTAAAATTAGAGCAACTAGCACTGTAGGCACTGTAAATGAAACAATAGACCCTATTACAGGCGAGATAGAACTTGGGAATAAACGTGTTATTCCTGACGTTCAGAGCGCAAAATTGAAGTCTTTACTTAGTTCCCTAAAGAAATGATTTTCAGATTTAAGAATAAATACATTCAGTAGGATCTTTATAATTCATGCAAAAGAAAACAAAAAGCCTCTTGGAGGAACTACAGTCAATTGGGGAACACCGAGATATCAATTATGTAATTGAGTCCAGGGCTTCCAACATCATTACTAGCGCAATCAATCTTATTGAATTGATACAACGTAATTATTCCCCTGAAAAGGCTGAATTGCTTGAGAAGAAATTGCTTAGTGCAATTAAGGGTAAAGATCAAAATAGATTTGCAAAGACCTTAAGGAAGAAAAATGAAACTGAATGATTTTAAACCAGCAGAACAGAAATTAAATGAACTACGTTTGAGTAGTTTAGTTGGCGACTATGGTTCCGCCGCATTGAAAAGTCTATTTGGCAAAACTGGTGGCAAGTCTACACAGCAACAAATGGCTCAGGATATCTTTATCAAGGACTTTGTTGGTGATGCTATTTCTAGTCTTGAAACTGGAATCAAAAGCGGTTTAATTAATCCTTCTGCTAGAGGCACACCCCGTCAAGTAAACCCCGCATCAGTTCAGCCTCAAGCAGGACAGCCCGGAGCAACAACACCTACAGCACCTACTACCCCGACAACAGGCCCGGCGGCAACAGGTGTAAAGAGTACTGCTCCCGCAGTTGGTAAGTTCAATCAACAGAAGCAGACAACTCAGAATATGAATCAATATATTCAGAAGGCTGCACAGACAATTAACGCTACACCAGATAAAGCACAAAAGGTTGCTTTAACTAAAGAACTAGTAAATTACATGGCCGACCGCAAGGGCTATCCTGAATGGGAAAACGGTCTTGCTACAGTTCAGCAAGTAATTAAAAGAGGCAATATAGACCCTAACTTTGCTAATGCCGCACTTAGCAAGATGAAGGCTGGTCAAACAATGGCTGAAGCCTGGAAGATTTTCTACATTAACAAGTTGCTTGAATCAGTTAAATTGTCATGGAAAGATGTGGGTCTATCAGTTCTTAAGGAAAGCACTTCAAAGAACTATATCATTGTTGAGTCTAAGTATCTTAAACTTAACAACGTGTTTGAAAGTATCGTAGAAGCGGCTAAAGGTCAAAGCATCCAAGATTACTTACAAAATTGGTTTGCCCAGTATATGCAAGGCGTTAATTATTCGTCACAACAACAAATGGTTGATAAGTTAATTAACAATGTTGCTAAAACTTATGCACAAGATAAGGGCAAAGGCGCCTTAGAATCATTGGCACAAAGTGCGTGGGCATTGTCAAAAGGTTCTGCGCCCGGCGCAGCCAATGTTGCTAATCAAATTCAACAAGCAGCCGCGGCACCTGGCGGTAATCAGCCACAGGCTGCAGGACAAACACAGCCTGCAACTGCAACTAACTCTCAGGCACAACCTGCTCAGATGAATAGTCAACAAATGGCCGCACAGATTAAACAAGATTTGGCTAAACTTTCTAAAGTTGATCCAAAATTATATTCTGATTTGATTAAATCACTGGCACCGGCTTCGGCACCGGCAGCAAACACAACAGGAAATACATTCCAGGATAAGCCAGCCGCAACTACAGCCGCGCCAGCACAGCAAGTAGCAGAATCAAAGCGTAGAACAAAATGAATTTGTCAGAATCATTAGCATTATTGAAGTCTCGCTTAGATAACATCGACCAAGAAGTTGTTGTTACTGAGGGCAAAGGTCATTTAGATCATCCAGAAGACCTTGTTTTCTTAGAAGATGAATCAGGTGTTCGTAGAGCAATTGATGCTATGGTGGCAACTGTTAATAATCCCAATACTGTTACAATCAAATGGGATGGATATCCTGCATTGATTTTTGGTCGTGGCCCTGATGGTAAATTCTCTATCATGGACAAGCACATGTTCAACAAGAAAGATGGCTCTGGACGGAAGGTATATAGCCCACAGGAGTTTGTTGCATATGATAATGCTAGAGGTGTAAACCGCGGTGAACTATACGACTTAATCAATACTATTTGGCCTGGTCTTGAAAAGGCTGACAGGGGTTCTAACGGTTTCTATTGGGGCGATTTGTTATTCAGTAATCCATTGAATGATAGTAACGGTTTATATAAGTTCAAAGCAAATCCAAATGGCATTGCTTATACAGTAGATACTGGTAGTGAAGTAGGTAAATTGATTGCTGGTAAAAACGCAGGTATCGCTGTTCACCAGTTTATACCTGCTAATGCAGAATCTACAGACGATGCAGTAACATTGAATGGTACTATCGGCAATTTGCAAAATAACTCAGATGTTGCAATTGTTCCAAGTAAGATGCCAGTTGCACCCAAATTAAAGGTAAACAACCAACTTAAAACCGAAGCAGAACAAGCACTATCTAAGTATGGTAATCTAGTTGCAGACTTAATGAATACTGCTCCTCAAGCACGTAATACATTCAATCAATTGTTTACAGTATACATCAACAAACGAATTGTTTCAGGAAACTTGTCACATCTCATAGATGGATTTATTGATTTTGTGCAGTCAAGACCTATGTCTGATAAAATGAAGGCTAAGATTTTAGAGCATTTAGAAGTCAATAAAGAAGGCGTAGTAGGAGCATTCAAGATTTGGGTTGCTCTTTATAATCTTAAAATGGATGTTGTTAAACAACTTGATAAAGCCGCTGAGAGTAGTCCCGTTAAAGGATATCTACAAGATGGAACTCAAACACAAGAAGGTTTCGTTGCAAATGGCTTAAAATTCGTAGATAGAATGGGCTTTAGCCGTCAAAATTTAGCCGGCACACGATAAATTAATCCTTCTAGGCCTGGTTTTTTTATTTTTGGCATAAATATATACATGAGTTCAGAGAAACTCACATTTTTAAAGGAAAAACAAAATGGCACAATTTACAAGAGTTAATGGTGATCTTAAGCCAGTTACATGGTTAGACAGCCCTTCATACACAAACACTGGTGTTAACACTGCTACTTCAGCAGCCACAGTTCAGCCTCAGGGTCCAAAGTTAGACTTCTTCACTGCAACTGCAAACGGTGCGTTGACAACTACTCAGTTGGCAGCAGGCATCCAAGCAATTCAGCAGTTGGCAACTATCTACATCTATGAGTACACAGATACATCTAATGACACATTAGCATTCGCTGTATACCCAACAGGTGCATGGACAACAGCCGCTCTAGTTACTGCTCTTGAAGCAGATCCAGGTCCCGCTTGGGCTAACGCTGTAACTGTAGCAGCCTCAGCAACTTTCACTAACTAATAGTTAGTTAAGTTATCTACAAAGACCCGGGGGATTTAAATTCTCCGGGTTTTTTATTGGCTCTAAATAAGTACATGTA